ACTTTCGGAACTGGATCTACTGCTACTGGTTATGGGGTAGTAGAAAGCGTTGCAAGTATTTCAGGACAATTAACTGAGGATGATTTTTACGTAATAGTCAAAAGAACTATTAATGGAGCTACTAAAAGATATGTAGAAGCTTTTGCTCCTTTTGACTTTGATGAGACTGATGCAACAGATTTTAGATTTGCTGATAGTCATCTTACGTACTCAGGTTCGGCAACGACAACGCTATCAGGATTAGCTCACTTGGAAGGTCAAACCGTTTCTGTCCTAGCGGACGGTGCAACTCACGCCGACAAAGTTGTATCGAGTGGTCAAATAACTTTAGACAGATCCGCAACTAAAGCAGTTGTAGGATTAGCTTATGATAGCGTTCTTCAAACAATGCGTGTTGAAGGTGGAGCTGCTGAAGGAACATCGCAAGGTAAAACAAAAAGAATTAGTAAAGTTGTTTTAAGATTATTTGAAACAGTTGGAGTTAAAGTTGGACCAAGTTTATCTAACTTAGAAACTATTCCATTTAGAACAACATCAAGTCAAATGAACAATCCAGTTGATACGTTATTGGCTGGTGACAAAGAAATAGAATTTAGAGACGATTACAACACGGATGGATTTATATTTGTAAAACAAGATCAGCCTTTACCTTTATCTGTATTGGCTATCTATCCAACAGTTGTGACGAGTGACGGATAATTATCGAATAGTTCCTTACAATACTCAGCACGGTGATGAAATGATTGAGTTTGGATTGAACGATAAATTAATGGATATAGATGCAAGCTTTAAAGAAAATAGGATCGACTTTGCAATGGCTGGTCTCGCTTTTACTTTACTGGACAATAATGTTCCTATCTGTAGTGGCGGTATTATTCCAACTTGGTTGGGAAATGCTGAAGGCTGGGTTATCTCAAGCAAAAGAATATTTAAAAACAAAATTAAAGCAGCACGATTAATTCGTGAAAGAACAGATTTACTTTGCGCTAATAATAAAATTTGGCGATTACAAACTGCAGTCAAAGCTGATTTTAAAATCGGAGTTAGATTTGCAGAATTTTTAGGATTTAAAAACGAAGGTCTTATGAAAGCATACGGACCTGACAAAACAGATTATTACAGAATGGCGAGAATATATTTATGAGTTTTATAGGTAATTTTGCTGCAGCTCAATCAGCTAAGGCAATCGGACAATACAATCAATCAGTCTATTATCAACAAGCAGCTTATGCTAGAAAGAAAGCTGAGATTAATAGAAAGACATATAATCAAGTCACAAAGCCTTTACTACTTAGAAAGTTTAATAAAGATTATTCAAATCAGTTTGTGAATGCTTTAGCTTCAGGTGCAGAGATAAGAGCAGGCGACAGTCCTTATCTTGCTTTGCTAGACCTAAAATATAATCAAGCAACTGAATTAGTAATTGCAGATTTCAATGCAGAAATGGATCAAACAGAATTAATTAATGAAAGTTTATTAATTCAAGCTAAAGGAACTGGCGCTAGATTTAAAGGTGATATGACTGCAAGAGCAGAAAATATTAAAGGTGTCGCTTCATTATTATCAACGGCTAACAATGCAGGTTATATCTAATGGCTAAGATTAAAATATCAGAGGTTGGAATAGTACCTAGAACTCCTAATACTCCAAATGTAGAAGGAGCAACTTTACCTTTAGGAATAGCAACTCAGTTTGGAAAAGCAGTTGGTTCTTTAGGAAAAGTAATTGAAGATATTGCTCTTGAGAATAAAGCTGAAGAAGATGCTAACGAAGCGTCAGATGTTATTGCAGGTGTTAATCAAAAAATTACTGAAGCAAAAGCTAAATATAATAGAAGTAAAAAAACTGAAGATGTATTTAATTTTGGAAATGATTTAGACAATATAGAGTTTGAAGCTTCTAATAAGAATGTTGAAGCAGCAGTTAAAAAATATATTAGATCCAAGAAAAATTCTTTAGGTTTGCAGCTTGGTAATGAAATTATAACTAGATCTGTTGAAGCCTCTGAATTTAAAAAAGATAATGATTTGAATAGTTATATTAGAATGCAAACAAGCAATAATGCTGTTGATAGAATTGAAGGATTTAGAAATTATGAAAACTTTTGGAAAAGTGCAGATAATTTAAAATTTTATGGTGAAACTAAATTAAATCAAAAGAAAAAAGAAAAAGATCAGTTATTACTCAAAAATATTTATATTAAAAAAATAGATAATAATGATTTAGATTTAACAGATCCAAAAGTTATAGAACAAATAAAAAAAGATTTTGGTCCTGTAGGTGCAAAAGGAATATTAGATAAAGCTAGAACTAAAACTATTTCAGATGTTTTAATTAGTGATCAACAACAAGTCGCTGAAGAAAAGAAAACAGTTGAGACACAACTAAATAATTTTGCAGTCATCATTAATAATATTAATAATAGTAAAATAGATAAAGATGCTGCTACTCCAACTTTGGACCAAGTATATGATTTGTATCAAGTAGGTTCTTTAAATACAGCTCAATACAATGCAATATTAAATTTTATTGCTAAAGATGATTTTACTGAAGATAAAGATATGCTTGATCTTATTAATACTCAAATAGTTGCAGCTGCAACAGTAAAAGACTTTGATGATCTTCAAGCAGCTTTGAATGGCGATAAAGGAATACTTGATAAAGTATCACCTGAGAATGTTGTTGAGTTTAATACTATTATAGAAAAATACAGAAAAGATACTGGTAAGTTTAATGATTACAAACTTTATTCAGAAAAATTAAAAGTAGATGTCAAAGACGTAAAAGGATTATTTTCCTCAGGCGCTCAATCAGCTGAAAATAAAGATAAATCAATAAATGCTTTACAAGATTACAATAGATTTATTAATCAAAACTATTCACCTCAAGATGCTTATTTAAAAGTCATAGGTTCTTTAACAGAAAAAGACTTACCTAAACCTGAGAAGCTTCCTATGCCAACTGGAATAACAATTACAGATATGAAGCAGGTTATAAATAAAAATCCTGATACTGCTCAAGATGCTTTTGAAAGTAAATTAACAACTGCTTACAAAAATGGAACTATTAATATCGAAGAGTATAGAGAAGGTATTAAGAGATTAGATTTTGTTTTTGATGTTCTATCAGTAAGAAAGCAAATCTTTGGTGAGGAAAAATCAGCTAATGGTAAGTTTAAATATATGGGTGGCTTTGGATCAGTTCCAAAAGGTGAAGAGAAAAAAGAAGCTGAAAGTGGAAATGTCTTTAGCGAAACAATTAATAAAATTGGAAGCGGAATAGGAATGTTTGACTAATGAATATACTAGATGATTTTTACTTACCTCTGTTAGATCAAGAAAAAACTTATTTAAGTAAAGAATATAAATTACTTAAAGCAAATAAAATTGATACTGCAGAGTTTGAAGGTTTTGAAAAAGACAAAAACTCAGGTGAGATAACTTTTACCGAAGGAACTGAAGATCAGAAAAAAGAACTATATAATGAAGTTCTTGATTTTGCGGCAGCTATACCAAAAGATTTACTTATCTCTGTTGTTAGAGGTGGAATGAATGGATTTGATTTTCTTAATGATCTAGTTGCATTCACCAAATACGGAAACGAACAAGTTCCTGATGATAGCGTGTTTAAATTTATTAATGAGAGAATAGAAGCTCAAAAGAAAAACTTAAATGAATTAGAAAAAGACGATCCTTTAACAACAAGAATGATTGGAGCTGTAGGTCAAGATGCTGCTTTTGTGATGCCTATTTATAAAAAAATGAAATCAGCAGGTATTCCAAAACAATATGCTTTACCTGCTTCTTTTGCAATCGGATCTACTTTAGCTTTTGATAAAGAGACTAGCTTCTTGCTTGATACAGATATGATTAAAGGTTTGAAAGAAACTATAAATCTTAATCCTGATACACCAGCTGAAGAGTTATTTGATAAAGCAGTTCAAGGAATTGAATTTACAGGTATGGGTTATGCTTTCAATAAGCTTTATCCAATGATCAAAGCAATGAGAAATATTGATGTTCAAAAAGCTGCAACAGTGACTGCTGGATCTTTATCTGCAGGTGAAGGTGCAAAAGCGATTGTTGAGAAATCTCAAGAAGAAGTATCAGACAACATACAAAACAATATTATTTCAGAATAAACAAAAAAAGAGTAATAGATAAATATCCTCAGATATTTGTTTTCTCAATAACAGGAATTTAAGAATATGGTTAATATAAGAACGATTACGTCAAAGATGACGAAATCAGAAAGTAAAGATCTTTTAGATAAAGCACAAAATATTATCGATAAAAATATTTTAGGTGATAATTTTAAAAGAGATAAGCTTCTTAAAAAAGATAAAAAAGGTACTAAAGTTAAGATAGACGGTGAGGACGCAGGCGAGATAGTTGATGGTGAGCTTCAGGCTACAGTCAAAACTAAAACTAAAATTCCTAAACCTGACGAAAAAACAGATCAAATATTATTTAATGTAAAAGCTGGAGGTAAAATAACTCCTAAGATGCTTGCTGATTTTAATATCAACAAGATGAATACAAAAGATGATATTTTAAAGTTTATAGATGAGGTTTCGGAAAAATATAAAAAAGATATTGGTAATAGAAAAAGAGGAACTCAATCTCAAGAAGATACAAAAAGATTAGCAAAACTTTTACAAAAGGACCAAACAAAACTTTCTAATACTTTGCTAAACCTAAAAAAAGGTGAAACGCTAAATGCAGAATATATTTTAGCAACAAGAGAATTAGTTGAAGCTTCTTATGCAAAGCTAGATATACTTGCGCAAAAAGCTATAACAGGTGGTCCTGATGATGTGTTGGCATTTAGACAACATATGGCTCTAACATCTGAGCTAACTAAAATTTTAAAAGGTGTTCAAACAGAAACTGCAAGAGCATTAAATCAATTTAAAATACAAACATCAGGTAAAAACAGATTTGGTTCAGTTGATTTAGAAGAACTAAACAAGAGAGATTTCCTAATCGAACTTGGCGGTGAAGATGAAATTAAAGGTTTTGCTAAAATTTATTTAAAAGAAATAGATAGTGGAGCTGCTAGAGTTAAAATGGTTGAAGGTATTGGTACTGCAACCAAAATATCTCAAGCTTTCTCTGAAGTATTTATTAATGCAATTTTATCTAATCCATTAACTCACGTTAGAAACACGGCAGGAAACTGGATTACTCAAGGAATTATTGCAACAGAACACAAACTCGCTTCAACAGTTTATGGAGGTAAAGTTCAAGGTGGTTTAGCAGCATACGAAGATGTTGCTAGAGCTTTTGGTAAAACTCAGGCTTATACTGAAATGTGGGCTGCTATTGGTAGATCCTTAAAAAAAGGTGAAATGCCAAGTATCGATAGTATGATCCAAGGTAATAAGGTTGAAGTAAGAGAAGGTAAATTTACTGCTGGTTTTTTTAATCAAGAAGCAGGAACAGTTGGTGCTAAATTTACAGATCTTACAGGAAAGATTTTAACTTTAAATAGAATACCTACAAAATTTTTAACAGTTGCTGATAACTATTTTAAAAACTTAGAATATAGATCAGAACTATATGCTTTAGCTTACAGAGATACTTTAGAAAAAGTAAGTAATGGAGTTTTAGCAAAAGATAAAGCTGCAGAATATTTGGCTGACTTAGTTGTTAATCCAAAAAAGTCTATGGTCGAAGAAGCTTTTGAAGCTGCAAAGTATTCTACGTTTCAAACTAAATTAGGAACAAGAGGTGACTTTTTAGATTTAGGATCTAATTTACAAAAGTTAAAAGGTAATGTTGGTCCTGCAAACTTTATTGCAAACTATTATTTACCGTTCATACAAACTCCAACCAATGTTGCTGGATTTGTAATGGAAAGAACACCTGTACTTAATTTAGCTTTAAAAAGTTATAGGCAAGATTTATTTTCTAATAATCCTGCTAGAGTTCAGAAAGCAAAAGCAAAGATGATGCTTGGTACTGCTTTCTTCTTAACAGTAATGGGAATGAATTATGGAGGTATGGCTACAGGTACTTCACCTTCATTAAATACAAAAAATCCTAGTGCTAAGTTTGGAATGAAGAAAACTTTAGGATATGGAACTGGAACTATAAATATTCCTTATGGTGATGAAACTGTAAGAGTAAATATTTCTAATGTTGCATTTGATCCTCTTGCTATGGCTTTCAAACAGGCTGCGGATCTATCAGAGATCTTACAAATGGGATTTCAAGATAATGATCAATGGCAAGATTATTTAAGAATACTAACTGCATTTAGTTATTCTGTTGGTGAAAATTTGGCTTCATCTACTTTTATGAGTGGTGTTGGAAAAGCAGTAAATGATTACCAAAGTTTAAAACAATTAGGCGTAGTAAAAGGTGGTGAAAGAATAGTACAAGGAATGTTCACCTCTACTTTTATTCCAAGTATTGTTAAACAAGGAGCTAAGACTATTGATTTTGCTCAAGGTGAAAATAGTCAAAAGCTTGCAGTTGAGTTAGATGAGTATTTATTAAAAACTCTTAAATACAATGATCTTAATAAACAATATGATTATTTAGGTGATGAAGTTGAAAACTGGGGAGCTTACACTTTTGAAAAGAAAGATCCAATTAGAGAAGAATTAAGAAACACTAAAGTTGAAATATTACCTGTTAAAAGATCAAAAGTATTTTCAGCAAACAAAGCAGGTCTAACTGCTAATGTTGAATATACATCTGACGAGTTAAGTTTCTTACAAAAAAGATCAGGTGAATACACAAAGATAGGTTTAGAAAATTTATTCCAACAAGATGAATATTTGGAAAATGATAATTTTTACAAACAAGCATTAATTAAAAAAGTTGTATCAAAAGCAAGAGTAGGTGCATTTAACGATATGACAGGTGTTGAGTTTGAGGAAAGTTTAGGAGCGTGGGAAAACGCTGAAGAAACGGCAACAAGATTAAACGAAGAAAAATTAAAAATATTTGAGGACAAAGTTATTACCAGCAACTTTGGTGAACCTCTACAAAACACTTTTGAAAGTTATGCTGGTACGGAGGAATAATGACAATTAGTACAACGACGATTAAGAACAGCTATAGTGGAAACGGATCTACATCCGCTTTTAATTATACTTTTAAAATAACGGATCAAGACGACATTGACGTCATAATAAGGAGCGCCAATGGAACAGAAACGACTAAAACAATTACCACTCATTATACTGTCAGCGGTGTTGGGAATGCTGGCGGAGGAACTATTACTTTCACTAGTGGAAATATTCCAGCAGGCACTGAAACTGTTGTTTTAAGAAGGTCCACACCTTTAACTCAAGGTGTTGATCTAATTGAAAACGATCCTCTTCCTGCAAATACTTTAGAAGATGCTTTAGATAAATTAACTTCTATCAACCAAGAATTACAAGAACAATTAGATAGATCTTTAAAAGTTTCAAAAACAACAACGATTACTACACCTGAGTTTACTGCTGATGCTACTGCAAGAGCAGGAAAGCTTTTAGGATTTTCATCAGACGGAAATACTTTAGAAGCAACGATTGATAGCGATAGCGCAGCTCAAGCAGCAACCTCTGCAACGAATGCTGCCAGCTCAGCTACGGCTGCAGCTTCATCGGCTACGGCAGCCTCAAATGCGCAAGCAGCAGCTGAAGCAGCTTTAGATACTTTTGATGATGATTTCTTAGGATCTAAGTCTAGCAATCCTTCAGTAGATAATGACGGAAATGCTTTAGCAGACGGAGCTTTATACTTTGACACGACTAACAACGTGATGAAAGTTTATGACCTTGGCAATACAGTATGGAAACAATTAGTACCAACAAGCTCACAACAAACTAACATTGATGCAGCAGTCTCAAACGCAACGAATATTAATAATGTTGCTGGAGCTGTAGGCGCAATCAATAATGTAAATTCAAATTTGAGTGATATTAATACTCTTGCAGGAATTTCTAATCTAGGAACTCTTGGAACAAACGCAACTGCAGTTGTTAATGCTGGAAATAATATTACTGGAATAAACTCTTTTGCTGATAGATATAGAGTTCAAGCTGGAGTACCTTCATCTTCAAACGATGTTGGCGATTTGGTATTTGATACAACTGCTGGAAAATTAAAAGTATTTGACGGATCATCTTACGCTTTAGCTGGATCATCTGTTAATGGAACGTCTGCAAGATTTAAGTATGTTGCAACTGCTGGTCAAACGACTTTCAGTGGTAATGATGCTAACGGAAATTCTTTAACCTATGATGTCGCTTCAGGAACTGCATTTGCTGACATTTATTTAAACGGAGTTAAATTAGATCCTTCAGATTTTACGGCAACTAATGGTACTTCGATTGTCTTGGGAACGGCAGCTCAACTTAATGATATTCTTTCAGTGGTCGCTTTTGGTACGTTCACATTATCTAATTTTTCTGCAACACAAATTGGAAGTGGTACTTTAGGAACTGCTAGAGGAGGAACTGGATTAAGCTCTTTAGGAACTGCTGGTCAAGTGATGAAAGTTAATGCTGGTGGAAATGCTTTAGAGTTTGGCAATGCAAGCTCAGCTGAAGTGTACGGATTTAATTTATCTTTTGTTGCATCAACTATTAATTATACAGTTTCAGTTCAGTCAGTTGGTGGAGCAAATAAATACTTTATTCTTGGTGAACAACAAAAAACTTTAGAACTTATGGAAGGCAATACTTATGTTTTCACTTATCCGTCTGCTCATCCTTTTGCTTTATCAACTACTTCAAACGGATCACACGGAGGCGGATCTGAATACACAACTGGAGTGACGAGAGATAGTTCAGCTAACACTTTAACTTATGTTGTTCCAACTGGAGCGCCAACACTTTACTACTACTGCACGTCGCATAGTGCAATGGGAGGACAAGCAAATACTCCAGCTCAACAAAATAATAATTTACAAATTACAACCACCAATCAAGGTGCGGACAACATCACAAATACTCAATACGCTGCGTTTGATGATGTCTTATTTAGTGCAAGCGGATTTACGTTTTCACTTTCAAACGGCAGCTTAATCGCAACCATATAAGGAGGAAAAAAATATGGCTACAATCGACATCGGCAAATTGACCTTTACTCATAAAGGCGATTATGCTGGAGGAACTGCGTATGTATTGAATGATGTTGTTTATTACAACGGATCAGCTTACATCGCAAAAACATCAACGACTGGTAATCTTCCAACGAGTACGGCTCACTGGAATAATTTCGCAGCTGGTTCAGGCGGAATATGGAATGCTGGTCTTTCACTCGGAACTGCAGGACAAGTAGTAAAAGTTAATTCAGGTGCTTCGGCTCTTGAGTTTGGAACAGTATCATCTGACTATGTAAAAATTGCAACAGCAGACGCAACTGGTACTCCAGCTTCAATTTTCTTTTCAGACGTTTTCACTAATGACTACACTACATATCAACTTTTTATTGATGGTGCTTATGCAAGTGCAAAAGCTAAATTTTATGTAAGATTTACGACAAGCGGAACTACTGAAAATACAGCTGGCTATTACATAACTGGTCACTTAGATTATTACAACTATGCCAGTAATAGTAGCTCTGGTGATGGAACTAGATTACACGACAATTATGGAAGTTTTCCTTTACTAGAAGAAGATGCTGGAGCAAATGACGCTTTGAAATCATATGTTGCTAAAATGACATTTCACAATCCTAGAAAGACTAACGAATATAAATGGTGTCAATGGGAAACTGGTTTGAGAAGTGATAACTCTGGTTATTATTATAATTTTACTGGTAGCGGATACAACACAAGTCAATCAAGTGTTTTTGGTGGAATAAGAATTTTTCCAGGCGCTGGTGTAATTAATGGTGGCAGATACACACTTTACGGAATTAAATAAGGAGAAATAATTATGCAAAATAAAATAATAACTATTGAAAATCCAAATGGAACTTTAGTTGATATGACTGCAGAAGAAATTACTGCAAGAGAAACTGAACTTTCAGAATTGTCTGCTTTAGTGACTGCAAGAGAAGAACAAGAACAAGCAGATAAAACAGCTAAAGATAATCTTAAAGCTAGCGCCAAAGCTAAGCTTATTGCTGGTGAAGCATTGACTGCTGAAGAAGCAGATACAATCGTTCTTTAATAAAAATAAGAGGTAATAAATATGTCAAGAGCAAGAGATCTTGCTGACTTGATAGGTGGCGGCTTTACTGAAGCTGATATACCTAACTTGTCTGCAAGTAAAATAACATCAGGAACTTTCGCTGACGCTAGGATAGCTGCGTCTAATGTTTCGCAACACGCAACATCTTTCGATGATAATAAAATCGTAAATGATATTTCAACACTTGCTTTGAGACAAGCATCTAACGAAAACAAATCAGCTTATAATACTCAATCTATGTTTGTAGATGTGTTTCAAGATGATACTGGAATAGGAACAGAAACTAATACTGTTCGAAATGCTAGTGAGTTTGTTAGTTCTGTGACACTATCTTCATCCTTACCAGCGAATTATACTAACCAAGATTTACAAGGATTAAATGGTCAAGTATCTGCTTTAAGCGCCTCTACTCAAGACTGGCACGGATCAAATGAACACGCTGATATAGGAAATCTTGGCAGTGGAGGTTTTATTCAACACGATAATACCAATACTAATAGAGCATCAATTTTTGATGCAAATCTAGGTTCAAATTTTCAATTTGGTACATCTAAATCTTGGGATATTATTTGGACTTGGCTTGAGCCTGACAATCAAGGTTATGGTTATGGTGGTATTGCTGGTGGTTCAAATCATACATCTAGCAACGCAACAGCAGTCGGCAGTTTAAGCCTAAGACAAGATGAACAAAATAGTTCGGATGAGGTTAATAAAACTCAAGAAATTGCTACTGGACAATCAGGTTTATCTTATTGGTTTAATACTGGTTATGGAAGTGGAAATGTTCATAGTATTCACGCAGACGGAAATACACAATTAGCAGATAATGTTGGTTCTACATCAGACTATCAGTATCATAGATTTGTCTATGACGGTTCTGCAAACTCTGGTGCTGGTGAATTAATCCATCATTTTTATAAAGGTGGAAATAATAGTTTTAAATATTCTTTTACAGTTAATGACACTACTGGAAATAATAATGCAAGAATTTTGCCTACAAGTGGAACACCTTTGCTGACGTTTGGTCATCACAATGGTGTTAATGCAAATCCTAAATGGCAACTATGGCATAAGTTGGGAACTCAAACTTCAACAGTAAGTGCAACTGGAAACTTTATATCCAATGCAATCACAGCTCCTTCATCAATAAATAAAATGGGAGCGGTCATAACTTATCAAGAAGCTGGATCAGGAACTAATACTTTAAACACAGATATTATACTGGACCTGAGCTGCGATAATGGATCGAATTATACTAGAGCAACTTTAACTGCTATGCCTGACTTTGCTAGTGGTATTAAAATGGCAAAAGTTAATGATCTTAGTATTGGTACTGCAGGCACTCAGCTGAAATATAAAATAAGTTTTGCTAATCAAGGATCAGTAAAAGAAGCAAGGATAAGAGGCGTTTCGCTTCAATTTTAATTATGATTGAAACTGAAGATACAATAAGAAAACTAGACAAGGATGTTGCTCTAATAAAACAAAAATTAGACATCTTAGAAAACAATCACTTAGCGCATATCAAAAAAGATGTAGATAGAATTTTATATATCTTAGGTGCAGTTGGTATTGTTGTTTTAGGTGAACTCTTTGTCTTGTTAAATGCAGTTTTATAATAGAGGTGTTAAAGCTCATCTGTTGGCTGCGCAACATCTAATAGATGATGATCACTTTGTCTTTACTAACTTTTGTGGAGTAGGACCAATTGATCTTGTTAGATTAAATATTCATACAGGAAAAACTGAACTCTTTGATGTGAAAACAGATAACGACCGTGCGCATCGAAAAAGAGAACATACAGAACTACAAAGAAAATTAGGAGTTAAATTTATTTATGTCAACTTACATAAGCGAACAATCAGAGTGGAAGGAAGAGTGGAAGAACTTCGTACTTGATGAATTTAAGTGCAGCTGCTGCAGTGAAGTAAAAGTAGATGCAGCAATGATAGATCTTCTACAAGAAGCTAGAAATGAGCTTGGTCCATTAAGTATTACAAGTGCTTATAGATGTCCTTCTCATAACGCTAGCGTAAGCTCAACTGGTGAAGCTGGACCTCACACTACAGGTCACGCTTTAGATATAGCAGTTAAAAGCTCTCAACATAGAAAACAACTTATAGATTGGTTCACAACAAAAGTGACTGGTTTAGGAGTTGCGAAATCATTTATCCATATCGATAACCTAACTGAAGAACAAGGTTTTGATATGAGACCTAACGCTTGGAAATATTAAAATGTGGTTAAGTGCAATCAAACTAGCGGTCAATGCTGGTTCTCATATATATAAAAAGAAGCAAGAAACAAAAATGCGTATGGCTGATGCTCAAGCAGCTCACGCAGAAAAAATGGCTAAAGGTGAACTTGAATATTCAGGCAAACTTTTAGAAGCAAGACAATCAGATTACAAGGATGAAGCAATATTAATTATATTAACGCTACCTATTTTAGTTTTAGCATATGGAGTTTTTTCAGATGATCCAACTGCTTCAGCTAAAATTCAAGAGTTCTTTAAGCAGTTTCAAGAGCTTCCTTCTTGGTTCACAAATTTATGGATTTTAGTTGTTGCATCGGTTTATGGAATAAAAGGTACACAGATCTTTAAAGGTAAAAAGTGAAGCACAACAAAAGTGAATTAGGTTTTAGTCAAGGACCTATGAAATGGTTAAGAACACCTAAAGATATTTGGTCTGACTTAACAAAAGAATTTAACTTTACTGTAGATTGCTGCGCATCTGATCAAAATCATTTGTTGCCTAAATACTATACAATTGAAAACAGCTGCTTAGATAAGGATTGGTCAGGTGAGGTTGCTTACATACATCCTTTGTTTGATAGTAAAATTCCAAAGTTTGTAGAAAAAGCATATCACACTAAAAACTTTACTGGTGTTTTTTTGCTTCCAGCAGCTACGCATACAAAATACTTTCACGAACATATTTATAATAATCCAAATTGTGAAATTAGATTTTTAAGAAAACCTGTACGAGGATTTAGATTTGGTCACGATGACGGATCTGAAGAACCTGAAACTAAGATAGGCTACATAAAGCCATTAATGATTGTGATTTTTAGAAATGGCTAAGGCAAAAGGATTTTTAAATAAAGTAGCTCACGAACCTATTTTCCATAAGACCAGTATTGGACGACATCCAAGTTTAACAAAAATGAATAAATCAAAACGACGTAGTTTTAAAAAATATAGAGGACAAGGTAAATGAAGGACCAAATAAACTTATCTGATAAAAGCAAAATCTCTATGCCTATTGCTAATCTAATAATGGTAATAGCTTTAGTTGCTTCAACAGTGTTTGGCTACTCTGCACTTACAAACAGAATTACGGCTTTAGAAACTTCAGATACTTTATTTGAAGCTGATCTATTAAAGAAGGCTCAACAAGAACCAAAGAATTTAGAGATCTTTATGTTGATAGAACACAACGCAAAGATTTTAGAAAAACATCAAGAATTGCTTGATGAGAATATTCACTCTCAAGTGATGATTAAAAACCTAGAGAAAGACTTAGACGAAGCTGAAGATAAGATTGAGTATCTATTAAACCTAACGAGAAAATTAAATGGAAATAGTAATTAGTCTTTTGATGTTCCTTGGCGAGCCAGCGCAGCTGAAGGAGCATTTATTAATGCCTTCTATGTCTGAGTGTTTAAAAAGAAAAAGAATTGCAACAAGATCAAACGGTAGTGATAGATTATATTATCAATGTAGCCGAGTTAAAGCAGTCGTTAAAGATGGCAAGATAATAAGTATATCAAGTATAGACTAATGGCTATTTATAGAGGAAAGAAAGTCACATTAAATAAAGTACAAAAAGGCGGAAGCAAAAAGTCTTTTGTGTATGTGAAAGCAGGAAACAAAGTTAAAAAAGTTTCTTTCGGTGATCCAAATATGAAGATCCGTAAGAACAACAAAGCAGCTCGTAAGAGCTTTTTAGCACGTCATCGATGCTCAACTCCAGGTCCAAAAACAAAAGCGAGATACTGGAGCTGCAAAGCTTGGCGTTAATTTAACAATCAAACAATCCTTTATGAGATCAAGAAAACCTAAGGCGGTTATTGCGCCTAAATGTGACTGGTGCGGTGAGCATTCAGAAACATTTGTTGTCACTGCAAAACATATGACTTTCTGTAGAGTTCAAACAGTAGGTCAACCACCTGAGAAAGATTGTATGGAGGATTATATTAGGAGTAAAAAAAATGTACGGAATGAGCAGTTATGGCAAGAAAAAGCCAATGAAGAAAAAAAACAAAAAAGCGAAAAAGAAATCCAAAAAGAAAAAGAGATAAGGATCAAGAATTTACAAAAACTTGAAGCTTATCAAAAGGAGTTGAAATTAAAGCAATGGCAAAAAAGAAAAGAAAATCATCTGTAAATAAATCAGGTAATTACACAAAGCCTGCTTTAAGGAAACGTATCTTTAATCGTATTCTTGCAGCCAATATTCAAGGCACGGCTGCAGGAAAGTGGTCGGCTAGAAAAGCTCAATTATTAGCAAAGCGATATAAGAAAGCTGGAGGAGGTTA